CTTCGACGCTGTGGGCCTCTCTGTTGGCCTTCTAACGCACGAAAACGAAGGCAGTGCTGAGGTATTGGATGAGGAAGGAAACGTCGTACAGGAGGCTGTAGCGCCTTCTGGGGCCATCGTCCCAGCCAAGGGTAACACGGTGACACGCATCGGCCCTCACGTCATCACCCCTGCGGTGCTAGACGAGGACGGCAATGAGGTAACACCGGCGGTTATGGACAGCCGTTTTCATGCTAACTTCTGGCTCGGCTCTGAGGTTGTATCAAGAGGCAACTGGGAGCAGTGGTGCATACAGTGGATGTCTGGGGCTGATGGCACCCCGAATGGCTCTGAGGAGTCTAAGGCGACCCAGGGAATTGAGCTAATCGACCCTCTGTCTGTGGCTACGCCTCACAATGTACTGCTATGATTTTTTTGCTAATAGCATTGCAAATACTTGACGGAGCAACAACGTACTACGCGATTGCCAAGAAAGGATTAGCAGAGCGCAATCCTTTAATTAATTGGCTGATTGGGAGGCTTGGGTTAGTGCCATCTATTTTGCTGGCAAAGACTAGCGTTATAGCCCTGCTCGTAACCCTTCCATTCCCCGCCTGGTTAATCTATGCGTTAGCGGGCCTTTATCTTTATGTGGTAGGAAATAACCTTTATAGGATTGCGGAATGAGCATAACGACATACGCCGAGCTAAAAACCTCAATAGCAAGCTGGCTAAATAGGGATGACTTAACATCTACGATTCCCAGCTTTATCTCGCTTGCAGAGGCGCAAATTAACCGAGATATTCGGCACTATTATATGGAGAACAGGGCTACGGCTAACGCAGACTCTCAGTACCTTAGCAGACCAGGTGATTGGGTGGAAACCATCAGGCTGCACATAACGTCAACAGGCACAAGGGTGCTGAACTTAATTTCAAGGGCGTCAATGGCAGACAAGCGCCAAGGGGCTGAGAATGCGACTGGTGAACCTGGGTTTTATTGCCACGCAGAAAGAGGATTTGAGCTTTTCCCAACCCCAGACGGCACCTATGAAACCGAACTGCTTTATTATCAGAAAATTCCGGCATTGAGCGAACAAAACACCGATAATTGGCTTCTTACAAATCACCCAGACGTATATTTATACGGCTCCCTGCTGCATTCAGCCCCATTTTTGGCAGATGACGCTCGAATACCTGTGTGGGCGCAGTTATATTCTGCTGCAGTGCAAAGAGTAAACGATTCCGGGCACGAGGCATCTATGTCTGGATCGGGCCTTACCTTGAAAGTTAGAGGCTTAGGATGAGCCTATCAAATTATCTTGAAAACAAGCTATTAACCCATGTTTTTGGCGGGACATCTTATGTGCCTCCTGCCTCCGTATATGTGGGGCTTTTTACATCAAGCCCAACGGACGGCAACATAGGGACTGAAGTTTCTGGCACTGGGTATTCACGTCAGTCTGTCTCAATGACCGTTGCCGGAACAACGCCGACCCAGGCATCATCATCTTCAGACATAGAATTTGCTCAGGCCGCAAGTGATTGGGGTTTGGTAACGCACATTGGTTTGCTAGACGACTCCACATCTGGCAACTTGTTAGCGTGGTCTGAAATTACAGACCCAAACGACGACCAAGCGGCATTACCTAGAAACATATTAAACGGCGATGTTTTGATAATTTTAGCTGGGAATTTAAAAGTGAGGCTAGACTGATGTCAACCATAACGCTAAGAAACACAAAAGGGTCGGCATTGACCCATACCGAAGTGGATAACAACTTTTCAAATCTAAACAATGACAAGTATGAATCAGGTGATAGCCCTAGCTTTGCTGCTGTAACGGCAACAACTGTTGATATCGGCTCGTGGCAAATAAAGCTCAGCACAAACGACCTGTTGTTTGAGTACAACGGCACTGCTGTTTTTAAGATCACAACGACCGGAGCAACGATTGCGCTTGATGATGTTACTGCGTTTGGAACTCCGTAATGCCAATACCAACATCTAAACCGCTTGCTATGTCTACTGTACAAACAGAGTTTGGCGGGACTAACCCTATTAACCTAAGCGAGTATTACGGTTTAGGCAATGCTCCTGCGTCTGGAGAGATTACGCTGTGGGCTGACTTCAACGGTACGTCTAGCGAGGCGACGGTAACTAACGTCAGCCAAGAGTACAACTGGTACGGTGATTCAACGCTTGCTACCGAAGACACAGCCGTTAGCTCTGCTTTGACTAATGCATCTACTGCTAGTAACTACGGCGTTAACGCATACAATTTGTACAGCTACATTGATACGGGTGAGCCGTGGCTGGGCAAAACAATTACCGCTTACAGTAACTTAAGCATAGAAACAAAATTAAATACATACAGAGACCAAGACGGATCATTTCTTGATCCCCCTATTGTAATTGCAACTACGTCTGTAGATTACAGAGCACTAGACAACGCAGGAGTAACCGTTGCACAACTTGGTATTGACACTCATAGCGCCACATTAACAGCAACAACACGCACAGCAAGAGACAACGCTGATATTACTGGAGCAATGACAGACGCCCAGATTAAAACGTGGCTGTCTCAAGGATGCCCGTTACGTCACCGTTACCTTGATGACGACGACTCTGATGTCGACAGATTCGCGTCGGTTGATACACCAGATGTTTACATTGTTAGAATCAAAGCAGACTCAATAACCTACATACCATAGAGTAACTAACAAGTGACTTATTACGTTCAGGCAGATTATTGGGTCAGCGGGTACGCAGTAGGCGATCCGTTACTTGCCGCATCCGTCATCAGCGGCAATGGTATAATGCAAAGCTCGTGCAGATTGCTTTGGGATAGCGAGGCGGAGCCGTCTTCCGTTTGGAACAATAAAAATGAACCGGCGGGCGACTGGGTAAGCGTCATAGAGTCAATCCAAGTTTGGAGATAAGTAATGCCTAATTTAACAACATCCTACTCATTCAATAAGCCGGTAGTGGGCGGCGATGATAATGCCTGGGGTGGATATTTAAATACCAACTGGGACAGTGTTGATGATTTGCTAGACGGCACGTCCACCGTTACCGGCATGGCAATCACAAACGGGGCGTTTACGACTCCATCGCTCACGGGAACCCCTACAGAAGAAGTTTATACAATTTCAGGCACGTCATATAACGTCGAGCCTGATAATGGGTCAATTCAGACGTGGGCGCTAACCGCCAACTCAAGCGCCTCGGTGACAAACATGGCGAACGGGCAGGCCATCACAATGATGATTAGCGACGGATCTAGCAGAACTCTTTCATGGTCAGGCGTTAGCTGGGTTGGAGGCTCTGCCCCAACGCTAGCAACATCTGGATACACAGTAGTTGCGTTATGGAAGGTGGCTTCCACCGTGTACGGCTCTCATATTGGCGATACAGCATAATGGCTTTTAGCTCTGAAAAATTGAGGGCCGCGTCTTCTGGAGAGGCAGGAGTTACTGGGTTTATTGGGTTTGATGAAATGGCGGAGGTGACGCTACCAAGCAGCTTTACGGTGGCCTCTGCTAGCGCAGAAAATGGCGATCTTCTTATTGCCGCCGGTCTTCAGGACAATACTGGGTACTTAATATCAACCCCGAGTGAGTTTACTTCAAGACTTAACGATACAGGCACGAGATTTTTTGCATTTACAGATGACGCATACTCTGAGGGTTTCAGCACTGTAAGCATTAGTGCTGGCGCGACCGATACTTGTTCGGCGGGGTTAGTAGCATTTCGTGGTTATGTTTTTGACGATATTGGAGACCTCAGCAATTTAGGGACAACGGTTCAACCAGGCAGCATTACGCTAACATCAAATGACAGTATCGTTGTTTGCATTGCCGGGCACTTTGGGGGAGCAAGCGCATCACAATTTTCTCGACCCGCTGGTTACACCGCTATTTTTCGCACATCACAACTAGTCAATTCTCCAGACCCTTATGTCTGCATATCGTATTTAACGGGCGTAAGCTCAGGGTCTTATACATCTGGGACTGTATCGCTGAGCGCGACAGGTAAGGCATTTCTAATAGGATTGAGGCCGGTATAATGTTTATTAAAGTAACTGATGGCACCGCTGTTGCATATTCAGAGCGTGAACTAAGGCAAGACAACCCAAACGTCAGCTTTCCATTGGTATTGACGGAAGACGTCCTTGCCGATTTTGACGTTTATGAGGCGCAGGAAGTTAGCGAGCCGTATGATGATGTTTTGTATGTGGGGGTAAAATCTTACGTCTTAGATGACGGGTCGTGGAAGCAAGTATGGTCGCTTTCTCCAAGACCAGAAGCGGAAGCGAAAGCGCGATCTCAAGCAAAAATTACAGCACAAGTTCAAGAGACACTTGATGCGTTTGCTCAAACAAAAAACTACAGAGATATGTTTAGCGCGGTTGGCTATGCTAGCTCTACTAGCGCAAAATTTGCAGAAGAAGCGGCTAGGTGTATCGCTCTTCGGGATCAAACATGGCTGAAGTGTTATGAGATTCTTGAAGAAGTAGAAAATGGAGCTAGGCCGATACCGAGCAGCATTGACGATATTGCGTCAGAGTTGCCAGACTTAACTTGGAGCTAAGATGCCTCTCGTTAGCCTTGATATACCACCTGGAATCTATCGTCACGGAACGGATTTAGATGCCAAAAATCGGTGGCACGATTCCAATTTAGTTCGATGGAAAAACAATTCTTTGCGCCCTATCGGTGGCTGGGAATCATACGTCAACAGTTCTGGGACTGCCATTCAAATCACCGACGGCTCTGGCACTCAAACAATAGCCAGAGGAGCCGTTTCTTGGGTTACTAACTCAAGCGCAATCTACCTAGCGACAGGGACTTACAATAAGTTATTTGCCATTCAAGCAGATGGCACAATTTTAGATATAACACCAGGAGGACTTACTGCGGGCTTAATTGATGCAGGTGAGAACCTTGGTTATGGCGGAAAGTCTTACGGTTATGGCACCTATGGGACGGGTCGGACATCGGACGGCGCAACAGTTGGGGCAACGGTTTGGACGTTGGACAACTGGGGAGAGTATTTAGTTGGTTGCTCTACCGCAGACGGCGCTATTTACGAGTGGCAATTAGGTGCTGGCACCCCTGCCGCAGTTGTAGCGAACGCGCCAACTGGAAATCAGGCGATCGTAGTCACAGCAGAGCGTTTTTTATTTGCTCTTGGCGCATCAGGAAATCCCAGAAAGGTGTCGTGGTGCGACAAAGAGGACAACACCACATGGACGCCATTAGCCACTAACGAGGCTGGAGACATAGAGCTAGCAACAAACGGACGCATTCTTGCTGGGGCAAGGGTAAGGGGCAGAACCCTTATTTTAACGTCAACGGACGCCCATATAGCGATTTACAATGGCCCGCCTACAGTTTACGGATTTGAAAGGGTTGGCACCGGATGCGGATTAATTGCGCCACAAGCAGTTGCTAGCATTGATGATGGTGCGTTTTGGATGGGTGCTAACGCCTTCTATGTTTATGATGGATCAACCGCAAAAGAAATCCAGTGTGATGTCTTAGATCATGTTTTTGATGATATTAACAGGTCTCAAGCGAATAAGGTTTGGGCGGTTTCAAACCAAAAAAGCGGAGAGGTGTGGTGGTTTTACCCTTCAGCATCATCTAGTGAGCCAAATAAATATGCTGCTTATGACTACAAGCGAGGTTATTGGCTGATAGGAGAAATCACAAGGACAGCAGGAGTTGATGCTGGGGTTTATTCATACCCTGTGTGGATTGAAAACACTGGGTACTTGTATTATCACGAAAGAGGTCTGTCTCATGGCGGTGTTTCACCATTTGCCGAAACTGGCCCTATTATGATTCAGACCGGCGGCAATGTGGTAAAGGCAACCAATTTGATTCCCGATGAGGAAACGCTAGGGGACGTTTCTTTAACTTTTAAGACAAGATTTTATCCTACTGACACAGAATATACTTACGGCCCTTTTTCAACATCAAACCCCACAAGCGTTCGCTTTACGGGTCGTCAAATCCGCATGAGGATAAATGGAAGTGACTTAAAAGATTGGCGAGTTGGATCTATGAGGCTAGACATTCAGCCTGGGGGTAAAAGGTGAGCGTTGGAGAAAGACCCCCGCCGCCTTCTGGGGATAAATGGAAGCCTTATGCCGAAAGGCTTTCTGACTATTTGGTAAGAATAAGGTCTCGACTAGCCTTTCTGTCTACAAATGAGTCCGCGTTTGATGATGGTGTGATTTTATGGAGTCCTACCGGATATCCTGTAGTATCAAAAAATGGCGAGTATCGCCAAATTGTATTGGCTGACGGTTATGGATTTTTCTACAACAACTCAAGCATTGCTCTTACGGCCAACACCGCAACGCCCATAACATATACGGCTGACGCAAATAACGAGTCTTTATCAATATCTGGCTCAGAAATTACTTTTGAAGAGAGCGGCAAATACTTAATTTCGTTTTCCGCAGAAATATCGTCATCGTCTAGCAGTACGGTCAATTTTGCTTTTTGGCCTAGAATAAATGGATCCAATGTTGCAAACAGCACGATGAGAAACGCGCTACATCAAAATAATTCCACCTTGGTTGTGTCGCGGACTGCGTTGTTTTCACTTTCGTCGGGAGATGTGCTTCAGGCGATGACAGCCTCGGATAGCTCTTCAGGATCATTATCAGCAACGACATCTGCAATAGCGGGTGAGCCAGCATCGCCATCTTCAACGATCAGCATAATGAGAATTAGTCAATAACGAGTGATATAATGAGTATTGATGAAGAAATGGAAAGATGTCGTGAATGGATTGAGGCGGCTTTGGACTGTGGTGGCAACACTCACGATTTTTATGATGTGCTGGAAAATGTTAAAGCTGGTTTAATGCAGTTTTGGCCCGCCGAAGACGCTTGCGCGGTCACAGAGATTGTTTCATACCCCAAAAAAAAGGTGTTACATATTTTTCTTGCAGGCGGGAACATGGAAACTATCATCTCAATGAACGATTCTGCGGAGCAGTTTGCAATGCTAAATGAGTGTTCTGGGATGAGTATTGCAGGCCGAAAAGGGTGGAAAAAAGTCTTGCAGGATAAAGGCTACAAAGAAGCGTTTACAACATTAGGGAAGGACTTGATATGAGTGGCGGAAAAGGCGGCAGTCAAACGTCTAGCGTAGAGATACCAGCTTGGGCGGAGACAGCTATGCAGGAAAACTTACAGCGAGCTAGGCAAGCGGCTCAAATTGGGTATCAACCTTATTACGGCCCTGACGTGGCGGCCTTTACTCCGATGCAAGAGGCAGGAATGCAAAGCTCTTATGATGCTGCTGCCGCTTACGGACTAGTTCCGCAGGGGGGGAGCGCTATGGCTGGAGTGCCTCAAGCCCAAGAATTTGCCGGAGGCGTGAGGGGTTATTCATCTGGTGATTTATTTGAGCAAGCTAGGGCGGAGTTTGAGGCTAGAAACCCTAGACAAGCGCAACAGTATAATCAGCTTTTTGTTCCTTACGGAACCGCAGAAAGCAACCCAAATCAAAATGTAATCACCCTGCCAGACGGAACAACTATCCCTTTTTCTGGGGGCGGCACACCAATCAATCCTTTTAATTTTAATTTTAGTTAAGCAGGTATTCTTATGTCACAACCAGGATCAGGCCAGCCAATGATGGCGACGCCAGGAAGTGCTAACCCAGAAGCAGGATTTTCACAGCCGTTTTCAGCTTCAAATCGTTTTAACCAGCTAGCGGGCGGATCAAATAGAATGCGCTCTGGCGCTGGGAAAGGTGGCGGTCAAGTGCAAACAGCCCCATCTGGGCCTGCAACCCCTATGTCAAATCAGCCTCCAAATATGTTTAATCAAGCATCGCAAGCAATTCAGTCGGGAATGGCTGGCGCATATGGAGAAATGGGATATCAGCCGATGATGGTAGACCCAAACATGGGGATGGGTACAGGCCAGTCTGTAGGCCAAGAGCAGATCAGTCAGTTTTTTAATCCCTACGAGAGCCAGGTTGTTGAAAGTGTAATGTCTGACATTGAGCGAGCCAGACTAATGCAGGCCAATCAGTTGGGTGCTCAAACGCAGTCGGCAGGTGCTTTTGGCGGATCTCGGCATGGAATTATGGAGTCCGAGTTAGGTAGAAATGCCTTAGATCAAATGGCTCGATCTGCTGCCAATTTGCGGTTGCAGGGCTATAGCCAAGCTCTTGGCGCGGCGCAAAGTGAGGCAGACAGGCTTCAGCAGGCTCAGCAATTTGGTGCCGGGCAGGGCTTGCAGGCAATGCTGGCAAATCAAGCTGCTGGTCTCGCCGGTTCGGGGCAACGCTTAGCGGCGGGGCAGCAACTAGCGAATATCGGCAATATGGGATTTGGTCAGGCGCAAAGCGTTCAGGCCAATATGCAGCAACAAGGATTAATGCAACAAGCGCTGCAGCAACAGCTTATGGACGCATCAAGAAACCAGTATGCCGGATACTCCCAATTCCCCGGTCAAAGTCTTGGATATTACGCGCAAGCATTAGGGGCTACTCAGATACCTCAAAGCCAAACCACATCTCGGCAGCCCGGGCTGTTTGATTATCTTACCCTCGGCCTTACGGCATCTGATATTCAGTTAAAAACCGACATTAAAGTGATTGGCCTAACCCAGGGCGGTCATAATGTTTACGAGTGGACTTGGAACGAAAAAGGTAACGACATAGGCGAACACGGACGCGCTCGTGGCGTTATCGCTCAAGAGGTAGCGATGAAGCAGCCGGAGGCCGTTATTCGCGGAAATCATGGTTACCTAATGGTTGATTATTCAAGGATTCACTAATGAGCCTTCTTAATGCGTTGATTGAAATGGCTAAAAGACCTTCTCAGGCTAGCCTACAGGCTCCGGCCCCAACGGGTATGCCAAGTGGCGTTAATCCGCTCCAGCAGTCGCAGATGCAGGCTCAATTTAATGCGGCTATGGCTGGGCTACCCCAATCTGGTTTCGGCCCAAATATGAGCATGGCGGCAAGTCCTATGGAGGCTCAGTCACCAGTCAATCCGATTCCCCAAGAGGGCATGATGGATATTTTGGCGAGAAACTTTCAGGGAGGCTCTGGATACGCCGGGCTTCAGCCGCTAAGTATGCCGCATATGCAAATGTCTACCCCTGGAATGGGGCGGCCTGCAGCCATCGCACCAACGCCTGTTGAGATGACAACCGGCGCGGGAATTATGGGGTCGCCTGCCCAAAATGATAATGGCGATATGTTGAAAAAATTAATGATGATGATGGGGGCCGGATAATGGGTTTGATTAATTTAATGGGGCCATCTGTCCAAGCAGATATGGGGATGCCGACAGACCTGTATCCACGACAAAAAGCGCCCATCGTTACCGGCAAACCTGTTTATCAAGCGCCAGAAAAAAAGGGCTTTTTTGAGAAGCTCGGCTCTGGGGCTATGGAGTATCTGGGAGATCCGACCAACCGCGCCAGGCTTGCTGCCGCGTTTAACACGATGAGGCTGAACCCTGACCCGAATATCGCTCGCATGGCTCAGTCGCAGATTGAGACTCAGCAAGCCTTGGATCTTTTGAAGGGCCAAGGTACGCGAACTGCGGAGTGGCTAAAGTCCGTGGGCAGAGAAGACCTGGCACAATTAGTGTTGCAGCAGCCCGCAATGGCTAAGACTGCCGTTGCCGAGGCTTTAAAAGCGCCTGAGAAGCCGACATCTTTTGAGCAAAAGGTATCGGCGCTAGTTGCGACAGGTACGCCCATAAAAGAGGCCGTAGAAAAAGTTATTGGATCAAGCGGTACAAGCATCACTATTGGTGGGCAAGAGCTTACGCCGGGCTTTGAGGCGCTAGATAGAGAGTATGCTACGGAGCATTTAGAGTGGACTCGCGGCGGCGGTTCTGACATGAGTCGTCAAATTGCTCAGATTGGCACCGTTTTGGGAATGCTAGAGCAAGGGCAGCCACTGACAGGTGAGGCTATTAATTATGCCCCAGATTTCTTTAAAGCCATATTTAACCCAAAGGCATTAAATGCCAAAGAGCAGGTTGAAGAAGTTGTGCAAAGAAATTTACGTGTAGTGCTTGGTGCGCAGTTTACGGAGAAGGAGGGCGAGCGTCTGATTTCTCGTGCATATAATGAAAAGCTATTGCCAGAGATGAACGCCAAAAGGCTAAGGACGCTATTTGAGCAGATGAGCATGGCCGCACAGCAACGAAATGCTATGGCGCAGTATTTTAATAAGAACGGAACCTTGCGAGGCTATGAAGGCCCTCAGCCAAGCATAAATGATTTTTATACGGCGTTATCACAAAGAAAGGTCGGAGATATTGTGCAAGATCCGAAAACCGGAGAAAAGTACAAGTATATTGGCGGCGATGAAACCGCAGAATCTAGCTGGCAAAAGGTTTAACAAATGAAGCCGTGGGAAACTGCACAACAAGAGTTAGGTCTTAACGAGCCAGCACAAGAAGCTGTTGCTGAGTCGCAAAAATTTCGCGCAACACTACAAGGCGCGACATACAGCCATGCTGATGAAGTTGAGGCGTTTATACGATCACTCCTGCCAGAGTCTTTGGGCGGCGGCGAATATCGTCAAATTAAAGATGAGCTGACTCAAAAGCTAACCGCATATAAGAAGCAGAACCCCGGCGAAGCATTAACGTATGAGATCGCTGGCGCTTTAGTTCCATCTATAGCCACAATGTTTATCCCCGGAATGCAGGGCGCTTCATTGGCGCGTCTTGCCACAATAGGCGGTGGTGAAAGTTTGGCCTCGTATATTGGCCAGCTAGATAGGCCACCGGGAATTGATGATCTATCCGGCGCTGCCGCTACCACTGCAATTGGTGCGGTTGGCGGCCCTATTGCGGAGAGAGCGGTCGGGGCGACTGGTGGGTTATTTTCTCGCATGGTCAACTTTGCTCGCGAGAAGTTGGGTGATAAACCCGCCGATGCAGTTCAAGCTGAGTTGCGAAGGCTGGCAGAAGGCACAGGCAAAACTGTTGATGAGATTGTCCAAGATGTTATTGACGGCAAAATCATGGCAGAGAACCGCACCTTGCAAGCCGCCGTCAGGGCGTTAAGAAGCAAGGGTGGCGAAGCAGGCGCAATGATTACCGAGGCGTTGCCAGCGCGTAGAGCTGCAACTAGAGCAGAAGCCGTTAGCGGAATTCAGGAAGGTCTTGCTCCAAACATATCTGGAAATGTCGTAAAAGCGATGAAGGCGTCAGATGATGAGCTTGGAAAGTTAGAGCAGCAAGCCTATAGGGGCGTATTTGGCTCAATTCCTGACGTTAGCCCAGAGATAGCTTCTCAGATGCAGAGCATTCTAAGCCGTTTCCCTGCGGCAAGAGATGAGCTGTCTTCATTGTATGGTGAGAGGAATCTTGTCCCATTGTTTGATTTTGATGAGGCCGGGACGCTTGTTTTAAAGCGCTCTCCAAACCTAGAAGACGCTGAGATTCTCAAAAGGGTCATGGATGAGCATACACGCAATCTATATAAAGCTGGCTCAGGAACAAGAGCCACCAATGCAGGCGATGCTGCAAGAGACCTAAAAGCGGCTCTGGATGCTCAATACCCTGACCTTAAGATAGTTCGTGCCGAAGCAAGCGCCCGCAGAACCGCAAGAGATCAATTTGCTGAAGGCAGAAAAGCTCTTTCAATGAATGTGGATGATTTGGAGATTAAATTTGAAGAGGCTCAGAGGTTAGGTGATGCGGCAGTTCGCGCATTCCGCGCTGGTGTTATGGATGGCGTTAGAAATCGCACAAGACGCTCTCCCGGTATTATGGCCCGCCTTGCTGACCCTGATCGTCAAGAAGGTGCTGCGCTGCGCGTTGTCTTCCCAGAGGATAGTATTGACGACATCCAACGTAAGCTAGATATCGCATCTGGCTCTCAAGAGCTATATGACAAGGTGCTATTTAACTCAATGACTGCGCCCGAGCAAGCAGCAGCAAGTCAGATTGGAAGCGGAACCAGTATTACAGAAATTATGCAGGCATTCCAAGGCAACCCAATAGCCATAATCTC